GAAAAATAGAATCTCTATATTGGATAAAAGAGACTGATGAGTATGGCCTTGGGGCAGGTTACCCGCAACGAGATCAGGCTCTTGCAGTGATCGATGCATTTGGATTAGATCCTACATCGCTTAAAATTTGGGAACTTATACTCCCATGGGGTGAAGTATACGAGCCGTGGCTAGGTCGCGACGTTGATCACACATGGGGGATTAGTGGCTGGATAGCTAATCCAGATGAGCCGGGGTTCACTGTGAGTGACATAGAGAGCATTGTTAATGTATTTAATTCACAAAATGAAATTCAGTTAGCTTCAAATAAAGCATACTCAGATATGTATGCGATGCAAATTAATGTTGATACTGATATTAGTCTTAGTCAAGAGATGACTGAAGATATATCTGATGAAATAGAAAAAGCAGCAAACATTGTAATGACTCCTTAGATTAACTTTGGAAGGAACATGAGGATCACTAGGCGACAATTAAAAAATCTCATCATAGAAGAGATTGAAAATACGCTTGAGGGTAAAAAAGCGTCTAAGTCAAAAGGTAAACCATATAAAGGTAGCCGTCGCGGAAAGACAGAGAGTCAAGCACAGCAGATGGCTGCTGGGATAGCACTTAGTGCAAGAGAGAAGTATGGTAAAGCTGGAGCTATTAAAAGACTTAGGGGTGCATCAAAGTCAATGGCAGCAATGTCTATGAAGGACCTTAGAAAACTCGCAACGATTAGGCGGGGGTCAGAGGTGCCAGACAGCACGAAGAAGGGTAAAGAGAGAGCAGCTCTCCCTGGACATGTTAAAGAGAAAAAGTAATTTTGTAAATTACCATGCTTTGTAGTATAATTTTTTCATTGGTCAAGTAGCCAATATAATGCTAAAAATATAGGAGAATATAGCATGTCATACACAAAGTCAAAGTCTACGAAGCGCTTTAGCTTCGGAATCAAGCGTAACCCCACAGCCAAGCAAACTGGTAGTAACATTGTAACCATCTCAACGAATCCAACTGATGGTCATTACAGTGCTGCAACAACCGGTCTCACAATGACTGTTCGAGAAGCAACAGCTCTTCAGGGTTTTCTTAACAGTGAGCTAGGCGGATATATCGCCTCTGACACTGACGTTATCTGATTTTTTAGACTTTAACATCTAAGAGCCTGGGGTTTTTAAATCTCGGGCTCTTTTTGTGTGTGTGCCATATAGTTATAGTTGTTTAATAAGGAATACTAAATGAGAGTTACACGTAGACAACTTAGAAGAATTATTAATGAAGAGGTCAAACGTAAATCAGAGATGGCTGAGTTTGGAAAAAGTCGTAGCGGGAAAAAGGTTCGTGAAGCAGGCAATCGAATAATGTCTGCAGCCTCCGTCATATACGAAGTTCATAACGACCAGACCGGTAATATGAAAGAGACACTTCGCAAAATATCAGAGTTTGCTAATAAGTTTGGAGAGTCACTTACGAGCCTTGGATCACTTCAAGAGGGATCATCGATCACAGAGGGGATGCCCACTGTGCAAGAGTTAAAAGCTGTACTAAAAGAAATTCAAAAACTAGAGAGATAAAATGCAAATTACGCAAAATAGACTTCAAAGAATTATAGCTGAAGAGATTAATCATATTCGAAGAGACACCTATATTGCACAGCAAACTAAATCTGTTAACAAAATATATAATCTTCTTAGAGAGAACAGGCGTAATCCTCGATATAATATAGCTAGAGATCTTTTAAGTGATGCAGTTCAAAATCTTGAAATGTCTAGACATCTTAGATCTAGCTTAGTTGAAGAGCTAGCTGTTGATTTCCCAGGAACTGAAGAAGTAATAAATATTCCCGGTCTTAACTCTTCTGATGATGATGATGAAAAAACCATCATGTATCACATATGGACACTTATCCAATCTGGTTTTCCACCAGCTGCGGCGTATAGAGTGATTAAGAATGTTTTAGCTGGTAATTTTGTTGAAGCATTTAAAAACCTCCCTATTGTGAATGCTTTTCTCAACCCTGAGGCACTATGGGAATTACTTGATAGGGGTCTTGATATATTGCCGGCATCTTTAAAAGAAGACATTATATCAAACGGTGCTGTAAAATATCTAATGAGGCTCTTATTCACTGTAAAAGAATTAACAACATCTAGAGATATTGATGAATTTTATAATAACTTAAAAGCACTAATTGCCTCTAGTGTAGAGGTTAGTGTGGCGTTTGTTGCAATTCTTTCCGCTCTTGTAGCCCCTTGCACAGCAGCTGTCGGAAGCGCTGCAGCCTTTACTGGGCCGATAGCTGCACTTGCTACAGCCCTTGGAAGTCTGGCAGTTGCTACATCTGTAGCCTGTCCGCCATGCAGTGCTGCTGCTATGTTTATAGTTATTAGTATGGGATCGATTTGTATGACAATTATTGCATCGGCTTCAACACTAGCAGCTCTTAAGCTTATTGCTAGTCACACAGGAGGGGCAGATCAAGTCACAAGAATAGATAAAGAAATGGATAAAGCTCTCAAAGATGTTCAAAAGAGATCACTAACGCTAGTAGACGACATGGAGAAAAATACCAGAGATCAGATTGAACGCGCAGAGCTAGATCAACCTAAAGCTGATGATTTGTCAACAGGCCCTGTATCATCAAAAGATGACGGTGCTGCCTTTGAAGTGCTGCCCGGATTTGGACAAACTGATAGTGATCAAGATCTTGCTGCAGTTGCAGAGTCAGTAAATGAGTCCTTTAACTATGACAGAGTTGGTGTACTTGCTGGCATTTTAAAAGGATGAAGATAGCTAGGCGAGAACTAAGAGATATTCTTATTACAGAGATATCTCGCTTGCTAAATGAAGTTGAGAGTAGATCATTTAGTATGAATGACAGGGTGACTGTTATTAACTATGATGTCCCTGCAACTGTTGTTGGGAAGCTACCTGGTCATCGTGGGTATATAATAATGTCACACGATGATAGAGAGCCTGGTGCACATTTAAAAAAACCTACCCAAGAAGATCTCGACTCTCTTACAGAGAAGCAACTAACTGATGAAGTATTAAGCAGACTTGTTGAAAAAGAGAGGTTACACATAGTTCAGGCTCCCCTTTTATCTCTCGAACAAAGGACAACGCAGGCTGGTCACTTTGTTGACGACGCTGGAGGTGATATAGTTCATCTAGCTTTAGAAATACTCGGTCTAGTGCCTGGCGCTGGAGAGGGTTTCGATATAGCAAATGCAGTGCTATACCTTAGAGAAACCCCTACTAAAATTCTTGACGCTGTAATCTCTTTAATAGGAATTTTCCCAGGTGTTGGAGATTCATTAAAAGCTCTACCGATAAAAGGAGCATTAGCATTAGATATTATTGAAACAGTTGCACCTAAGGTGCTAGATCTAGTTGAGGAACTAGCAAAGACTCAGCCTCTATTTAAGAAAAACCAATCGGCTATTAATAATGAGATAAATAGAATAGTTAGCGGAGATACTCCTTTAACAAAAGAGATCGCAGCTCAAGCAAGGGTTGTGGGAAAAGAAGCTAGAGAGTTAGTTCAATCACTATCAGAGAATAGAAGAGTATCTAATCGTAGAGATAGTATCGTGTTAGATAGAAAACAGCTTCAAAGAATAATAAAAGAAGAGATTTTAAGATCTATTTATTGACTCCGTTCACAGAACGTTTTAAATTATAAATTCAATTTGGGCTTTTACTCAAGGAAGAATTCGAAGATAAAGGGGGAAAAAGATGTCACTTGGTTCTGATTCTATTTGGAAAATATTTACAACGGTGCTAGGCGTAATAATCGTACCGCTGGGCGGGTGGGTCTGGACAATGAACGTTGAGGTCTCTCAGCTAAGAAATGATTTGGGAGATCTTGAGCGTCAAGTGGCTAGTCTAGAGGATCAGGTTGATGAGCAAGAGGAAGCCACTAGAACACTTATTAGAGTAGAGAGTGATCTCAACCACCTTAGAGATATTCTCGGAAGAATTGAGGCAATGGTGACAAAATGAAAAAATTTCTAGTATATTTTGCACTCACTTTATCTCTTTTAATGTTTGCTGAATCAGCCATAGCACAAGATATGTCAGACATTGAGAGAGACGCAAAAGCTCTAGAGCTTTATATTCAGGATAAAGAAGATCATGAGAAACACTGCCCTTACGTAGTCTGGAAACAGCCTAAAATAGATGTATACAAGGACAAACTAGAGTCTCAACTTCCAGAGAATTGTAAAAGTGAAGATAACTAGAAGAGAATTAAGATCTCTAATATTAGAGACGCTATTGCTAGAGTCAGTCTCTGCAGTTGATGTTGAAGCCTCTGTAACTAGAGCAATAGAGATTCTTGAGATAGATGATTCTAATTTTAAAAACTTTATGCTAGAGATAGTAAGAACAGAGTCTGGATTTAACCCGTCGGGTGAAGAGGGATTCACATCACATAGAGATAATCCGTTTCAACTTACAAGACCTGCAATTGAGCAGACGAAAATATCTAGAAGGCTCGGCGACTATAGAGAGAGAATCTTTAGCAATGCAAATATGAAAAATACATGGATTGATCAGACAATAGAAGAGATACAATCAAATACAACTCTTGGTGCATTAGCTGCAGTTTTATATATTCTTGATTTTTTAAGAGGCACTTCTGTTCCGAGTGATCTACAGTCAAGAGCGGCGCTATGGAAGAAAAAGTATAACACAGAGTCTGGTGCAGGAGAAGTATCTCATTACATTAGTAAAAATCAAGGAAGATTTTAGACTATTTTGTAAAATTTCCGAATGAAAGCAGCTCCCCAAGCTTATAATACATGTAGACTTTAAGCTTTAAGCAAAGAAGCTAAAAATGAGATTTGCAATACTACTATTAGGAGCCCCTGGACTCCTCGCATCTGGATGTGCTAGTGCACACACACTCTACTAGGCCACTGGAAACGCTAGGGCTGTAATAGATATATACCAGATACCGCTGGTTTGATTTCAGAAGTTAATATAGGTATCTGGTTAACGTTATTATAAAGTTCGCTCTGGTGGTCAGCCAGGGCGTCTTTTTTAATATCTCTTGTCACGAAATAGATCTGAACCATAGATATATACAATGCGTAAATTTTTTTATATTTCACTTTTTTTACTATCTGGTTGCTTTGCTCATAAGTCTGTAACTATATCTCCGATTGAGAATGTATCTTTAACAGGATCTCCATGCATGGATGGAGTAATGGCAAACATGATATCAATGGGGTGTAAAAATTTTAACGTAAATGTTATTGTTGTAGAGGAAAATATTATTAATATTAGTTGCGTTGAATCTATAGAGGGTGAATTTTGGACATCTTCTACATTTTATAGTGTGCCCGCAGACATCGGGCTAGATTATCCTGAGCTAGTGGTAGTATGCTTTGATACATTTGTTAATGTCTATACAAATAATTAATCTCTTACTGCGACTAAGTTTTCTTTAAAAACATGGCATGTGTTATTTCCTATCATGATTTCGTATAGATCATAGCTGAACCAGTGAGTATCTTTTCCTATCTTAAAAGGTCTTCCAAGATATTTTATAACCATTGCTATGTCACCGTGATTAACCTTATAACTTTTTCCATAAAAGTCATTGCATGATGGATATGAGTTTAAATCTACTCTCTCGAATATCTCTATCTCGCCTTTGCCACTCTCATTACCCACTGTTGCCCAACCGTCTGATGTCCAGTTGAATCCGGTTGTCGTTATCTTTACTATCTCTCCGGGCTCAAAAGTTTTCATTTTTTTAGATGTCCCATTATTAAATATATCAGATAATTTAACTAAATTTAACATCTATAGTTATAGCTATGCGTAGCAGGGAGAACACTACATGAAATACATCTCAGTATATTTTAGTCCCAATAGAGGTGGAGCAGATGTTTTAATTGGATTTATTAATAGATGTAATGTGTCAATCGATGCCGCTGTATACTGCATAACACATGATGCTATATGTGACGCTCTAATTGCTGCACACAAGAGAGGTGTAGCTGTTAGAGTCATAACTGATAAGACTCAGTCACATGGAAAATACTCTGATGACGAGAAGCTAAGAGAGGCAAAGATTCCACTAGTTTTAGGGGGAATAGCGTGGAGATCATCGATGCATAATAAGTTTGTAATCGGTGACTCAAGTGCTGTTGGCACAGGGTCTTTTAACTGGACAAAGAGTGCAGACAAGCGTAATAATGAAAACTTTGTCATTATAAGATTAAGCTATGTTGTGAGAGAGTTTCAGAAGGAGTTCGATATATTGTGGTCAAAGCTTTGTAACTCATAAGGCTCTCTCCAGTCAGGTTCAACTGGGCACTCACAAACTGTATCTGATATCACACCTTCCCATAGTTCAAGCTCATAGCAGTCACCATCAGGAAAGACTTCTATATCATAAAGCCAAACAGTATTATATCCATCATAAACATTAAAACACTCGTCATTTCCTTCAAAGCTATATTTCCACCAGTTATTTTCAAATATGTCTATATGATTACAGTAAAAATCTTGTACGTCTTTTATTTTACATGTCAAGCATATAATCGAAACTAGCACAATCTTAAAAATATCAATCATGATAATAGATATTGAAAAATATGACTTGATTTTATTCCTGGGCCATGATAGTTATAAACTGATATAGTAATTTACAGGAGTTTGACATAATGTCAATATCAGAAGATAAATTTAAAGAAATTCTTAGTGAAGAAGTCTCTCTGGCAGTTTATAAAAATCCAGAAATTGAACAATATCTAGTAGAGGGATTTTTTAAAGATATGTTTGTCAAAGGGGGCACTGCAGCAGGTATGGCTCTATTGCAATCAATGATGTCCACTAAGTCTGGAAGAGCAAATCTTGCAGATATTTTAGTTGCAATTCCAGAGTTTATTAAAACACATATATGTGACGCTGGAAATCTTATTAGGGATCAATTTAAAATGGAGGGAGGTTTTTCTAGAGTTGTGGCCACTACACTATCTCTACTATGTAGAGGAGTAACAAATGTAAGCTTGTCACCTTTGTATGCCGCTTCACTTATTTTAAGAAAAATATCTGACGAAACTGCTGCAAAAGTTGTTCAAGAGGCAGGAAAAGCTAGGCCTCCAAACAAGAAAGACCCTGCAGCTACGCAGAATGATGCTCCAGGAGATGATGGATTACCAAGAAGTAATACTCCTGCTCCGAATACTGGATCACCAGATATAGATTCCGATTCAGCATGGGAAGATATCCCGGGGTTTGGAAAAGTTGCAGAGAGAAATAACACACTAAAATATCTTAGGGTAATAAGAGAAAATGAGCTCATCAATAGATAAAGATAAAGTAGAAGATGAAGATGAAGAGCTTGACGAGATAAGCTTATCATCTAAGGATCCTGAAGATTTTACACCACAAGCTCCGGGAAGTGACTTTGTCGGACCAGATGCATATGGTGACGAGCCAAGTAGTTATCTTGGGTGGACATCAGAGTCTAATAAAAGGAAAAAAGTTATGAAAATTTCAAGAAAACAACTAAGAGCCATATTAAATGAAGAAGCAAAAAAATATTTGTTTGAAGATTGCGGCTGCGGTGGTGGGCACCCTGCGATCGATCATGTAGATGATATGCCGTATGAATCAGTCAGTATGGAAGATTCAAGTGAAGATATATTGTCTGGAGCTTTAAGCAAAGAAGAAGCTCTAAGTCTTGTCTCAATTATAGCAGCAAGAACATCTTGCCCTGTAACACAGCAAGCACTAACGGGTGTTGTCAATGATCTCTCAGGAGAGGGTGTTGAGGATTATGATATAACATCTGATGAAGCATTTGGAACTGGGTACTCAACGGGCGAGACTGAGAGAGATGCATTTAGCTACACTGGAGATCTACCAGATGATCCTGAAGATGCACTAGGTCTAGGATATCAAGCAGGATTAATGGGATTGGCATAAATAATCTCAATTATTTTGAACACATGAGGTAGAAATGATATCTCTTAATAGAGAAGATATTAGGAGAATGATTGTATCAGAAATGATCAGTGTTAGATCACTTAAGAAGCTTCCTGATGAGTTTTATGGTGCACTTGAGAATACTATTTACAATTCTCATTTTTGGACTTATGAGAATGGTGAAGATGATATAGAGTTAAACAAGATAGGCGGCGAATATTGGGAACAAACAGATGCTGCTGTCACATTGGGAGATACTATTCAAGGATTCTTTGACGTTGCTGGATTCCCTATAACAATAGTAGTTAGAACTCCAGATCCCATAGTAAATACAGAATGGATTGTAAATCCTGGTCACAAGGATTACCCAGACAGAATAGTTCTTGGAGGGGAGCAGTCACTATCAAATAGAGGAAGATTTGTTATGTATCTAAATCTAGTAATATTTGGACCTGACTTTATTATTAATGATATAGATCCCGTAGTTGTTTCTAAAGATATAGGCAGGATTATTAGGCATGAACTTACTCATGCACTACACTACGAGAAAAGAAGATCTAGTCAGGGTATTTCAAGACTTACTGCAAAGCAAAGATTTGAGGATGAGGGTGAGATTGTAGACTCTAAAGATAGAGAGAAATATTTATCATCTAAAATAGAGATTGATGCATATGCTCACCAGTTTGCAGAAGAGTTACTTTCAAATTATGGAAAGGAAGAAGCTATTCAATTTCTTAGAGGCCCTATTGAAAAATTTAAAAATGTAGATGTATCTGATGAACTGATTGAATATCTTTTCTATTTCTCTGACCCGCTTCTTATTAAAAGATTAAAGTCAAAAATATATGCAAATATCATCGATCTAACTGATAGAGAGATCTATGAGGCAAAGAAAAAGAAGAAGAGAAAAAACTATAGTGGGTCACAACCAGAAGATGCTTATATGAAAGGGACAAAGAAAAATTTGCATCTTGATAAGCCGAGTAGTCACGGTGGATGGCCTAGCGGACCGAGTAAAAGCTTTACTAGCAATAAACCTGTTATGAAACAAATAAGTAGCTGGCTAGAAGATATGGCAATGCTTGAAGAGCTAGAAGAAGAATTTGAAGATATTTGAATTACTTTTTTAAACTTTGAAGATAGTTATATCTGAACTGTTATGTTATGGATGAACTAGTATGAAAATGACTTCAAGCCAGCTTAGATCTATTATTTCTGAAGAGATTGGAAGGGTGCTATCTGAACATGGGGCCGATCTTCAAGGTTATAGCGAGCTTGCTATTAAAGTAGCAACAGAAGCAATGGCCAGTGTTGAATATCCGCAAGGCGGGATGATTGAGAATGAAATTCACCAGATACTATCAGCTATGCCAGGAATTAGTGATGATAATATTTGGTCTATTGCTAATGAAGCGCTATCTGTAGCTGGAATTATGTTGGGTATTGGTCCTGATGTACTTTAGGATATTAAAATGAAAATTAAAAAGTCAAAACTTGCAAGAATCATTAAGGAAGAGATGCAAAGAGTTGTATCTGAGCAACAACGATATCCAAGAGAGCCTACTTCTCATAGAAGCGAGATGTCACTATCTGACACAAAAAGAGGAGCTCCTAGAGCTGCTAGGCGTGCAGAGAGACAGTTCGGGAAGAGACTTGCTGATTATGAGCTATCAATGGCTCAGATGGGTGAAGAGGTGTCTCTTGATGACTATCTTAAACAGAATCTTCTCTGGGTTTGGGATTATCCAGAATCTGAGTATTCTTGGCCTGAATCTTCATTTGATGAAAAGAAGCAAATCATGTATGATCTTGGAGATCAAGCATATGCGGTTGAAAATAATAAACTACATAATCTTGGGCTTGATCAAGAGATCATGCTTTTAAGTAGAGCTGGAGATCTAATGAGACTTTCACGAGACTTTAAACAAGGATATGAAGATGCTGAACATGATGAGAGCTGGGATAGAATGCTTCAAAGAGACTTGGATTATTAAAGATTATTAAAAAGGATATTAGAATGAAAATTACAAAATCAAAACTTGCAAGAATTATAAAAGAGGAAACACAAAAGCTTCTTCTTGAATATGAGCAGTATATCTATAGAGATGCTAATGGTGATCTTTGGATATCTGATGATGATGGTAATAGAGATCGTGCTGACCACCTTGAAGGCCAGTATGGCCATCTTGAGCCTGGCGGAGAGGGAGTGACAATACTTGGCACTGGTGGCGGCTACGGCGGTGGAGGTTACGGCGATAGATCTCGACGATCATATAGACGTAGAAGGTGGTAATCTAAATGAAACTTACGAGAGTCGATATTAGAAGAATGATTCTAGAGGCCATGGTTAACGATCTCGAGAGTGAAGAGACAGAGGGCGAAGTTGTTGACCTTTTTAAACATCCAAAGTTTAAGGGTGATCTTGATACTTTTCAACGAGTGAGAACACAAGATACCTCTAAAAGTCGCGATGATGAAGAGGAGATGGATCGTGAATTTAAAAAATATATTCAATCACTGCCAGATGACTATGAAGATCCGGAAGATGAAGAAGAGTATATGGCAGAGCAAAAAGGCGGAGGAGCATACTCTGGATATTTTGGAATGGAGATGCCATACGGTGACGAGATAGATGAGGGAGATGAAGAAGATCAATCTCAGCACATGCTTGATCTTCAGCTACAACTTCAAAAGGATGTAGAGGGTGAGAAAACAGGCGGTACCATCGCAAGACAAAGTGTTAGACAGGATCAGCAAGCTATAGCGAATCTAGCAGATAAATAGGATTTATAATGGACTGTGGAACAAAATCTTCTATTGCTAAGCTTAGAGCACTAAGAGACGAGCTATGCAAGAGACAAACAAAGTGGCAAGATGCATTTGCTATAAAGGATTCCATAGTGTCTGAACTTAATGACATAAAAGAGATGGCTACAGATCCAGAAGTTACAAAAGATTGTGTCATATCTAGAATTGACACTTTGCTTGATTTAATTGATCCGGACAAAGAAATAAAAGAGGGGAATGATAATGCCTGATGATAATAACTGGAGTGAATATTCCCGTCTCGTTCTTAAGGAGCTTGAGACCCTTGCCAGTAGCATCCAGTCTTTAAACACAGAGATTCAAGAGCTTAAGCAAGAAATTGCACGAATGCGAGAAAGAGAAGACCGCGTTGATGATCTTAAGATATGGAAAGAGAAGATTGATGAGGTTGCCTCTCCTTCTCAGCTTCAAACAGCTGTTAAAGATATTGAGGACCTTAAACTTTTTAAAACAAAAGCTGTAACTATATTTGCTGTAGTTCAATTTGGGATGGCAGCTGTAGTTTGGGCACTTAATGTTCTCGGATAATAATTAATGATTAGTGGAGATAATTTAATATGAGAGCTAGAAAGATTTCACCAAATATAATTAGAAGAATTATAGCTGAAGAGAGAGCTCTTCTTGCTGAATACTCTAGATACAATACTATGCTTGTTAGAGAAGCAAGTAGAATGAGATCTGAGGGATTTGACAGGCATGAGATAAATGAAGGTCTCATGGATATTATCAAGTCGCTTGGTGGCGGATTTATTGAGACATTTAAATATCAAATAGCAATGAAGATCATACAGGTCATAGGCCTTAAAGCTAATGGTCTTCTTGCAAGATTGATAGCTAATATCATTGAAAATGCTGATATTATGGAGTTTAAGAAGTATTTCGGAGCAGACGCATGCCAGTATCTTCCAGGATTAATAGTTGATGCTCTTGCAGAGACTAGTGTTGAACCATACCTTGACGGATTTATAGATACTGTCTTAGGAATACAGAATAATAGACTAGCTGACTCAGCAAGAGAAGCTTTAACAAATAGTATTATGTCAACTGAATTTCTTATGGGTCTTAAGGAACAGCTAACTGATTATATATGCGAGATAGATATTAGTGATATAGTTGATGAGTTTAAAAATGTTGTCTCTGGTGCTGGAGATGATGTAGCTGATGTTGTTAGAGATGCTACAGCAGTTGCGGGAGATGTGGTGGGTGCAGTAGATGCAGCTACCTCATAGAGAAATGATATGAATAAAGATATTTCATCTCTTAGAAAGATCATAGACATTCTCGTAGAGGAGATGGGATCTTTAAACCCCAGAGCATTTCATGGATACGGTGCAGTTCAACCATACTATGTTAAATCTACACGTGAGATGCTTGGAGATGTTGAACATCCAACAAGCAAAAAGAAGAAACTTGAAGTGCCAGTAAAGATAAGCAGAGCATTTTTAGACACAGACGAAGAAGAAGATGATAATATCTCATAGTCAGGTGAAATTATCAGCCTTGTATCATAGTTATATATGAAAATTACCAATCACAACGTATTTGGAGAGTGAAGTGAAAATTTCAGAATCTCAAGTTAGAAAAATTATTAGACAGGAGATGTCTAGAAAGAGAAAGGGAAATCTTTTTGAGGCATATCCTCAGGATCCCACTCCGACACAAATGGATGATCTTAGAGCAGAGCTTGCACCCTGGGGCGCAGTTTTAGGGGATGGAGAGCCCGACTCTAAGACTCTTGAAGCTTGGAAAAAGTTTATCTATGAGAGATATGAACCTCTCACTAGAGGCACTGGCGGCGTTTCTGTTGTTCAATCTCCAGATGTTCCTCATCCTATGAAACTATACAATGATTGGGACAATGCTTGCACATTAGTTGGATATCCTCCTGGTGTTCAAGGCATGATGCAATTTATTAATGATGGAGGTATGCCAAAAACTGGAAGCCCAGCAGCAACTGGACTTTCATCCAATATAACAAGCCTACTGGAGCAGTCAATTTCAGCAGCAACGGCTGTTGTTACTCCATCAATGACTGCTCTTGAGAATCTTGATCCTGGAGATGGAGCCATTGTCCACGCTAGATCTGCAGCAGATGTTGTCTGGGCTTGGAAAAATATTAAAAAGGTTATAGACGAAGATTCAACACAGCTCATGCACACCAGAGTTCTAATTGCAAGATATGCGATGGAGCACGGAGATTTTGTTAGCCCAGATGCGAAATGGGCTGAAGAGAATCCTGGAAAAGCTGCTTTGGCAATGGCTGCACTTGGCTTCGCGATCCCTGTTCCTGGTACTTCTACTTTATTTGCAGCGGGATCACTTTTGGGCAGCTGGTGGCTTTCACTTTTAAATAGCCAGACAACTACATCAATAGCAACTATTATGTCACTAATGTCAGATCCGGATCTTGCAACTGATTTGCAGCACATGTCTAAAGTAGTAAAGAAAGGTAAGGCAGGTCACACAATAGCTGGACAGGTTGGCTCAGGATTAGATCAACTCTTTGGAGTCGGAGAGCTCGGACCAGGAAATCCTTTTGGGCAGGCTCTCAGCACATTATCCCTTGTGTTTCAAAAAGCATCAACAATGGCAAACTATAGACAGGCTAATGCAAAAGGAACAATGGATAACTTCTTGACAACAATTGAGTCTACACATCCAAAAGCAGTGGAATCATTTAGAACAGGAAAGATTGTCTCGGGTGCTCTTGATGAGAGAAAGATGATAAGAAGAGAGATTGATCTTGTAATAAGAGATCTAATTGGTGAGTCAAAGACTGATCGATCTAGAAGAGTTATTAGAAGGGATATAAGATCAATATTTTCTGAGGGTACACTTGGCCTTGACCCCTCTGCGGTTGATCAGATGGCTAGAACATATAGAGATGAAGAAGTCGAAGTGAATGATACTCAGCCTACTCCGCCGAATGTGCCGCCGCCAGCTCCGCCAAAACCAGGTGGTGGCGGTGGCGGTTGTGTTCAAAGACTTCAAAAGATTGTTATTCCTAGTGAGGTAGACGGTGCATGGGGTCCAAATACAAACAAAGCATTCTTTGCCTTTATTAAGAAAAAGCTAGAAGAGATGGGAGAATCTATCGATGGCATACACCAGGCGTCATGGTCTGGATCTGGAGCAGCAAAGGCTAGTACACTATTTGATCCAACATTTGGCCCTGGGCCCTGCGGTGCAGCGGAGTTTGTTGAGCATCTTGCTGGAAGCTCTACCGCTGCGTCAACTGAGCCTGATGAAGATGTTCCCACTGGAAGAGATATTACAACCGTTAAGAGGGGTGGCAAAAAGCATAAGTGGAATCCTGCTGAGTCAATACAGTTTAAGGATATTCCAAATTTCACAGATGGAAGACTTATTAGAGATAAGATAGTAAGAATGACTCTAATATTTGATAGAGATATAGAGACTGTGACTGCTGCTGATATACCCACTGCAAGAATTAATATAAACGGCTTGCGAATGTCACATCAAGATAATATTGCTGTAATTAAGTCATGGCTAAGCGGCAAGGGAGATGCCTGGCTTGACGAAAGATTTAATCTTGAAACAGACTAGCATATAAAGAGATGAAAAATGATTATATCAGAGGAAGAGATAAGAAATCTTATAAGAGAATCTTTAGATAAAAAGAGAGTAAATGAAATACTGTCTCTAGTCATATCTGATATAATAGAAGAGAATAATTCTAAAGGTGTAGCTCTTACAGAAGATGAAATAAATCATCTTGTTGTTGAGAAGCTTAAAGCTGCTAGGTCAATTGGAAGTGCTATCCAATCTTTAACAAGAACGTCACAAGGAGATTCAGATTCTCCAGATGCTGGCTCGATTGGAAGAACAAGCGGGAGTAACAAATTAACTTCTTTAAATCCTAATGCTGCGGATACGTTTAGAGCATTTATCAATGATGCTACAAGAAATAAATACTCTATAAGAATAACAAGCGCACAAAGAATGCCAAGCCATCAGTGGAATTTAAGATTTGGAAATAGAAGGGGAATTACACCTGCACAACCATGTCGATCAGATCACCAGTATGGATATGCAATTGATATTAATTTTTCATATGAAAAGGATGGAGATAAAGTAAGAGTTAACTCTAAAAGCTCTGATGAATTGTGGAAACCAATAGTTGACATTGCAAGATCCCATGGAATAAAATGGCAAGGTGCATCAGATAGAGTTCACTTTTTTGTACAGGGCGTGGGATCATTACAAAAAGCAAAATGTGATCAATTTTTTGCTGACGAGCTTGGAACAGGGACGCCATCTGGGAGATCTGGAGCTGCAATTAGAAAAAGATGGGGATCTGCATCTATGAAAAGAGTAGAAGATGAAAATCCAGCTAAGATCAAAGGTATACTTAAACTAGCAGAATCTGATCTTAGAAATATTATAAAAGAAAAGCTTAAAGCAGCAAAGTCTATTGGAGCCGGTTCTGGATCAGTGAAAGCAACAACATCATATGATACTTCAGGTGATAATAAGGGATGCGATGGAGAAGGTCCTATTACATCTTCAAAATATCCAAAAAGTGCAATAACAGCTATTGAAAAACGCATGGATGATAAAGGAATTACTAGTAGATGCACAAGGATAGCTATTTTATCTGTTTTAGCAAAAGAGTCAGCACTTAAACCGCAGACTGAGTGGTGCTATACTGATAAATCAAACAGTGAAATAAGAAATATATGGTCTAAATTTAAATCATGGAGTGATACAGATCTTAATGAATTAAAAGCTAACTGTGAACTATTTTTTAACACTGCATATGCTGGTATGATTGGAAATGGCGGTGTTGAAAGTGGGGACGGGTATAGGTTTAGAGGAAGAGGACTAGTTCAACTTACAGGCAGGGGAAACTATGAACAATATGGGTATACAAGTAATCCAGATGCTTTAAATAGTTTGCCTGCTGCTGCAGATGTTGCTGTAGAATTTATCACAAGAGGTTTATCTGATTTAAACTTTAATAATCTAGAAGACGCAATAAAGGCAGTTGCAAATGTAGTTGCGGGCAGTGGCAATACTGAGATTAGTGAACATTCTCCGCTAGGAAGAGCAATAAGAATGGCTACAGCTACTTCAAAACATTTTGCTTAATATACGACTCGTATATTCTTTTTCTTTTTGGATGGCTTTTTGCATATAGCTTTATAAGCTCACCAGCCCTAGCATTTGCCTCATCCTCTATAGATCCGCCTGCATCTTGAATCTCACCAGATAATATTCCACACTCATCTTGCATCATGTGTGTCAGCTCGTGAGCTATTGACCTCAATATGTCAACAAGCGCTCTATCTCTTCCATAAACCTTGACTATGTTTTTTCCTATGTGGTAAGCAGCTGTAGTATCTATGTGATGACTATTTCTATCGCTTACAACGTATATTTCAAAATCGCCCACTATTGGAAGGCTATCAGCGCAAAAATTAATAAAATCGCCAGCTAGTAAAGAGTTCTCTGGAGTAATATTAACACCGCTGTCTAAATATAATTTTCTCATGTGATATCCATACGTGTAATTAGTTTTTCACTTGTATATAATTATTAAATAGAAGGCTTTAAAAGGTTTTCAATTTAGATAAATAATTAATGGTTAGATTTTTACTGAGGTGAAAGAGGCTATGGTTCTTAAGTAACCACAACGAATAGGAAAAAATATGAGTTCGATTTCTAGAAAAACTAAAGCAAAAGTTAAAATGATAGACATGGGTATTGTTCCTGCATTTACAGGAAAGGAGCTTGTTGAGATGTTAGAATCTCTTCCTAGTAATGAAAAAAGAATAGCAAAGAGAAAATTTAGAAAGGCATGGAGAAAGATTGCTAAAAATGACACAAATATGAGAGAGATTCTTATGTCTATAGGTGATCCTGATATTAATACACTAAAATCTAGATCATGCATAGTAGTATCTAATATTATAAAACAATGCTAGTGATAGTAGATCATATTATATCTACACCTATCTCTTTTGATGCGTTATTAAGAAATATAAGTATTTGTTTGGATCCGACACCAATTGACATAGATCTAAAGTAAACTGGTGTCATCTGTATTATACCTATAGCGCTTCCATGCATGTCAAATACTACGCTGCCAGAGCTTCCTGAAGTTGCAGGTATCGTATAAAAGCATATGCTTTCAATATTTTCGCATCCTGAGAAAAATCCTTCAAAGTGAAGAAGTATACCTGATTCAGATATTCCTAGAGGAGATGCTATTGTGTATATTTTCTCGCCAATCTCTGGCATGTCTGAAAATCTTATTGTGCCCACATTTCTTTTAATTTTTGATTTTAATAAACACAGATCAGATAGTTTGTCATAAAATACTATATCTGCTTCATAGTTTTCAGATTTATGATCTGAAATAGTAATGATATTTTCAAATATGCTATCTTCTACAACAGGATATCTTTGTACAGGATTGCTATTGCAAAAATGGTTAGCGGTTAAAATATATGAATAATCTTCTATTTTTCTAATTATAAGACCAGATGCTGTCGATTCAAGAATAGGAAATTTTCCAGGTATGCATTGATTTTCTTCTGATGATGTATCTTCTTCTATTGAAATTGAAGTGTCAAACTCTTCCTCTTCACATGTAACATTAAGGTACTTTGTTAGACTTATTGTTACAAAATTTTCTTTATGGATATCTTGTTTTTCTAATAAATCACTGCTTTTTATTGCTATTAAAAAACAAATAGCTGATAATAATATTATCCCAAATTTTGAAAATAATTTTATTGTATTTGTTGACATCAATAGTTCCTATAGAATTTAGTAGATAGATTAGTAGATAGAGAAGAATTATATTATATTATAGATCATTACACTGAGCTGACAGTTTGTTTAAAATTAAATTTTAGTTGGCATGGCTGAAACAATTACATATATCTAAGATAAAATACACTGATATAGTTATTAATATCATCTATCTTAGACTTAGATAGAAAAAGAGGTTAAGTGTCTATTTTTAGAAATCATAAAACATCTGCAGATAGATCAGCTTCAGATAGAAGTAGACACAAAGAGAAGATAAAAAGAGCTATAAAAGACGGTGTTTACAACATTGTATCCAGCGAATCGATTATAGGAAAAGATGGAAAGAAAAAGATAAAAATTCCTGTCAGAGGGATAAAAGAATATAGATTCATCTATGGTAAAAATGAAAAAAAGGTAGGCTCCGCCCCAGGAAAAAATATAAGTAAGGGTCAAATAATTGGAGATGGAAAAAAGAAACGAAAGGCCAAGTCAGATAAAGGTGCCGGAAATCAAAGAGGTGAAGAGTTTTATGAGGTTGAAATAACTTTACAAGAGCTTTCAGATTATCTTTTTGATAATTTAAAACTTCCTGATCTTGAAAAAAAGAAATTTAAAAAACTTATATCTGACGGATTTAAAAGAAAAGGATTTAGAAAAAAGGGGATTCGGCCTAGACTTAGTAAAAAAGAGACATTAAAAAATAAGCTTAAAAGAAAAAAGGCAGCATCTAGAGATAATCCTGATTTTGATGATGAAAATTTTTCATTTCATGAGTCTGATTTAAAATACAAACACATAGACTATAAATCAAGAGAAAATTCTAATGCTATAATATTCTTTATGATGGATGTATCAGGATCTATGAGCAAAGCTAAGAGATTTAAAGCTAGATCGTTTTTCTTTTTACTGTATCACTTTCTTCGAAGCAAGTATGAGAACGTAGAGATAGTATTTATATCTCATACAATAGAAGCAAAAGAAGTATCAGAAGATAATTTCTTTAAAGAAAGTACTACAGGCGGAACTATAATATCATCAGCTCTGGAAAAATGTCTTGACATAGTAGATAAAAGATATCATACTGATTCTTGGAATATATACGCATTTCATTGCTCAGATGGTGATAATTGGCCAACAGATAACGATAAAGCTGTTAAATTATCATTAAAATTATCTCAGATATGTCAGCTATATTGTTATATTCAAATAGCTGCTGCTGCAAATGAGACATTTTGGTCAACTGGCGGAATGGCCGGTGTTTATGAAAAAATTAAAAGCTCAAAGTTTAAAATTATCTCTATTGAAAAGTCTGAAGATGTCTGGAGAGAGTTTAAGAGAATATTTAGGCAAGGGGAATAAACTATGTCTGATTGGTCAATAAGTGATCTAAAGTCTTGGGATGAAAAGATCTGTAAAATAGCTGAATCTTACAATCTTGATTGGTTTCCAATATCTTATGAGATATGTGACTATTATGAGATGATTGGTCATATGTCATACCATGGAATGCCTTCTCACTATAGCCATTGGTCATATGGCAAGTCATTTGAAAGAACTCACCAGATGTATAATTTGGGAATGGAGGGTCTGCCATATGAATTGATTATCAATTCAAACCCATCAATAGCATATCTTATGAGAGAAAATCCATTTTATCTTCAGATACTAATAATGGCACATTGTGTTGGTCACAGTGATTTTTTCAAAAATAATAGAATTTTTGAAAAAACTAAACCAGATAGAATTGTGACTAAAATGAGAAATTCAAAAAAGAGAATTCAGAAATATTCTGAAAATCCTAATATTGGGCGAAGTACTGTTGAATCTTTTCTTGATAATTTACATACCATAAGATTCCAGACTGAAAGAAATAGAATGAAAAGATTATCAAGAAAAGATCTTGATGAGAAATATGTAAACTTAATAAACTCTGATAAAAAAAATAATTTTATTGATATTGAAAAAACTTTGCTTGAACCAGACTATGATCTTCTATCTTTTTTAATTGATTACGGAGATCACTTTAAAGACTGGCAATTAGACCTAATCAATATAGTTCGTGACGAATCTTGGTATTTTATACCCCAGATTCAAACAAAAATACTTAATGAGGGCTGGGCTTGTTTCTGGCACTATAAGATAATAAACGAGCTAGACCTTCCTCAAAAATATCATATCCCGTTTCTTAAAAGTCATAATCAAGTAGTAAGACCTCATGTGAGCTCTATAAACCCATATCATGTAGGATTTTATCTTTTTAATAAAATAGAAAAGGAAAAGGGATTAGATGAGTGTTTTTTTATAAGAGAGGTTCAAGATGATGCATCAGCTATCAATTGTCATCTTGATATAGAGGATTTTAGAAAATTAAATCTATTCACATACTCAGTAAAAAAGAATAAGATAAGCATTGATGATATATCTGATGAAGAGGGGTGGAAATCTGTGAGATCTAGCCTGTTAAAAACTATAGGAGTTAATTCAATTCCTAGAGTATATGTTTCTGATATATCTAGTAACGGTAATTTAATACTTAGTCATGATCATGATGGAAGAGATCTTGAGCTTGAATTTGCTGAAGAAGTTGTAACAAGTATTAGAAAACTATGGAATAAAGAAGTTAAGTTTTTTACTATAATTGAAGATGAATCGTTTGAGATCTAATTATTAACATGCAGGTACCAGAATGTCAAAAGAAAAGTTTTTATCTCTAATAAAAAATCAGAGAAAGCAAAAGAAAACAAAAAGATTTTCAGGAACATTTATTGATTATCTAGAGTTAATAAGTGAAAATCCTGATATTGTAAAATCTTCACATAAGCGTCTTTATGATGCTTTGACTTCTCACGGAGTTGAAATTATTGAAGATTCAGATTCACGAAAAAATAAGATATTTGACGGCGATAATGTCAAAATATACACTTATTTTAAAAGTAATTTTTTCGGAATGGAGAGGGTCATTTCAAAAATAATGAGATTTCTTAGATCAGCATCTTTGAAGGGAGAGGAGAGTAGACAAGTCTTGCTCTTAATGGGTCCAGTAGGGGCAGGAAAATCTGATCTTACTGAAAATATCAAGAGATCTCTAGAGGGGGAAACATTTTTTCATCTAGGTGGTGATCCTCAAAGAGGTGAACCTCTACATCTCATTCCAAGAAATCTTAGAGATAAATTTACAGAAGAGTTAGGTATCCATATAGATGGTGATATAAGTCCTATTGCAAGATTTAAGCTGCTAGAGGAGTATGATGGAAAATATGAAAACTTTCCTGTAGTAGAAACATCATTCTCTCAGAGAGCTAGAAGAGGAATTGCTTCTGTTCCGCCTATGGATGCTAATAGTCAAGATGTTGGAGTTTTAATAGGCTCTGAGGATATTTCTAAACTTGATAAATATCCCGAAGATGACCCTCGTGTGTTATCTTTAAATGGTGCTTTTAATGTAGGTAATAGAGGTATAGTTGAACTTATTGAGGTTTTCAAAAATGAAATAGAATTTCTACATACAGTTATAACAGCAACACAGGAAAAAAGAATTCCCTCTCCTGGAAAAAATGATCTTATTCATTTTGATGGAGTTATTATTGCTCATTGTAATGAGTCTGAGTGGAATAGATTTAGATCTGAGCATACTAATGAAGCAATTCTTGACAGAATTGTTAAAGTTGAAGTTCCATATGTTCTCGAGCTTAATCAGGAGATGAAAATATATGAAAAGATATTGTCAAAATCAGACTTTGATGATCACATAGCACCTCATACGTTAAAAATAGCATCAATGTTCTCTGTTATGTCAAGGCTTAAGCACACACAAAAATGTGATATTTTAACAAAGATGAAGATTTATAATGGTGAAGATGTTATAGAGAAAGGAAGGGTGAAAAAGATTGATATAAAAGATCTTAGAGATGAAGCTTATAGAGAGGGAATGACAGGAATATCTACGAGATTTATTATGAAAGCAATAGATTCAGCACTTTCAGACTCTGAAAAATCTATGATTACGCCTAACGCTGTAATAGAATCTCTTATAAAGCAGGTAAAAGAACAAGTAATAAATGAAGAAGATAGAGACATATATCTCGAAATACTTCAGAAAGTTATAAGAGAAGAATATTTAAAAATTCTTGAAAATGAAATAGCAAAAGCTTTTATAACAGCATATGAAGAGCAAGCCCAATCACTTTTTGACACATATTTGGATAATTCTGAGTGTTACACAAATAGAACCACAGTAAAAGATAGAATAACAAGAGAAGAGAGACACCCTGATGTTGATTTCATGAAGTCAATTGAGGAGTGCATTGGAATAGTAGGATCGTCAACAGATGGGTTTAGATCTGATATTACAGCATATATGTTTGCAAAAATGAGAAGAGGAGAGAAGATAGACTATAAGAGCTATGGTCCTCTTAAAGAAGCCATCGAGTCATACCTTATAAGCTCAGTTAAGGATATAGCTAGAATTGTTACAAGAAGCAAATCTAGAGATGATGACCAAAAGAAAAAATATAATGAGATGATTGGCACGCTAATAGATGAGTATGGATACAATGAAGATTCTGCTGAGGAGGTTTTAACCTATGCTTCAAATAATCTTTGGAGAGACTCATAGAGTAGATGTATACTAACTTTTTAAATCATGATGATTTTAAAAAAATATTAAAATTATCAATAGAAAATATTGATAATTTTTTTGATAATAGTATTGAAAGTATTTTACTTAAAGATAAGTGTTTAACGTCAAGTCTAGTTCAAAGATACGCATATTTTAAAAATGATAATATTCATAACAAAATAATAAAACCGCTTTTACTAGATGCAGCCATGAGATCTGAGAATATTTCTGGTGGAGCAGGTGATATTTGTCTAAAGATTTCTTCAAAAATACTATTAGATAAATCACATATAGATTTTAAAACACCAGATATTGAAAAAATAATATTGAAAAATTCAAAAAGAGCAGATAGGGCTGACTTTTATAATCTTGTAGAAAAAAATTCAACATGCAGTGATCATACTGATATATTTTTATTTCTTTTTAGAAAGATGAATATTAGCTCTCCTATATTTGTTGAGAGATCTAGATTATCAAAAACAAGAATAGTACTTGATAGTGGTTTCAAGTTTAACATAGCTGTTGATAAAAAATACATTACTAATAAGACAAGAAAAATGTCAAATGTCAAATGTTTTGTTATAGACGGCTTTATAGAGTCAGTAAGTGAGATTCATCATCTTCTTGAAGAAGCTTCACGAACAAAAGAAAATTACGTAATATTTTTTAGACATATGAATGAAGATGTCCAGTCTACAATAGAGTATAATATTCAAAGAGGTACAATAAATCTAATACCGGTAAGCGTAGGATTTGATGAGAATACTTTGAATATTTTAAATGACATATCTATATGTACAAATTCAGAGCTAATATCTTCTCACAAGGGAGATATAATATCTCAATCAATTAGAAAGGATCCTGTTATTGTTGATTCTATTGAATTTTTAAAAGATTCTATTTCAATAATAAATAAAACACCATCAGATATGTTAAAAAGTCACTTAAGATATCTTAGAGACAAGAGAGAGTGTTCAGGCAATCCTAGTATATTTAATATTATTGAAAATAGAATAAAATCATTATCTTCTGGAAAGATAGTAGTTTCTATAGGCGCTGATTTAATTTCTAAAGAACCTAGAACTATTGAGATATTTGACAAAATTCTTAGAGAGATGAGATCTATGATAAAGTCTGGAGTAGTTTATCTAAATGATTTAGAAGATAATATTAAAATTAAAGATATAATCTTAAATAGCAGCTATCCGTATTCTCCCCTCTCTATAATTGTAGCATTAAGAAATTCACAATCAGTATTCAATAGCTTGCAATCTATTAGCGGTGTTATTTACGAAGATGATCCACATGCTTAAGATATAAAGTTAAAGGAGGATACTTTAATGAGTAAATTGTCCAGAGTTAGAACAAGCGTAGCAGAGTTGATAACATTTTCAAAAGAAAAATGTACATCAAATATAGCAGAATCATTTTCAAGAGGCGATATAAAAGTAAGTGACGATGATTTAAGAAAAATTATTAGCCTTGTTGATATGTCTATTTCTCAAGCTTTTTCTCTTGGATTTTCTAACGTAGAGTCAGCGTTAAGAGATTTTGAAAATTCAATTAAAAAGTGAGATAGTCACCGTTGTCCGGATTTAAACATTTAGTTCAGTGTCACTGTATTCTTCCCCAGTATAGAAAACTAGACAATCCTATATTTCATAAGTTTGTTGTCTTTTCTAGTGTCGATGAAGATGAAGATGTTATTCCTAAAATAGTAAAGTGCAATAATTGTGAAGTTGCTCATAAAATCATTGATTTTTGCAAATC